ATGGCATCGATCCTCAAGGTGGCGACAGGTTGGCGCGTGCAGTTGACGGTGAAGGGCCAGCGCGACAGCCGGGTATTTGACACGAAGGCGGCGGCCACGGATTGGGCCGTCAGGCGCGAGGCAGAGATGCGGTCAATCTCTGAGGGCGTTGGCAGCAAGACGCACACCGTTGGCGACGTGCTCAAGGAGTACGAGAAGCGGGTGAGCCCGACGAAGCGTGGCGCGAGGTGGGAGAAGCTGCGCCTGGCCATCATTGGCGACGTCGAGATCGACGGTCGGAAGTTCGCTTCGATACGGCTGGCCGAACTCAGATCGGCACACATTGCCAACTGGCGCGACGCACGCCTGCGAAAAGTGTCCGGCGCTTCCGTCTCACGCGAGATGTCGCTGATTTCGCACGCGCTTCAGGTGGCACGCAAAGAGTGGGGCTGGCTGGTGAGTGACCCGATGAAGGAAGTGCGGCGCCCTGCCGAGTCGCCGCCACGCGATCGCCTGATTTCGCAGGCAGAGATCGACCGCATGCTCGTGGCGTTGAACTTCCAGGAGGGCATGCCAGTGGAGTTGCCCACGCAGCGCGTCGCCGTGGCGTTCCTGTTCGCCATCGAGACGGCCATGCGCTCGAGCGAGATCCTGTCGCTCACGTCTGAGACTGTGGATTTCAACGCCCGGGTGGCCTATCTGCCGCTGACGAAGAATGGGATGGCGCGCAAGGTACCGCTGTCGACGCGCGCGGTAGAGCTGCTGCGCATGCTGCCGCTGGTAGAGCCCGGGACGCCGCTGTTCAACATGTCGGCCAGCAGCCGTGACGCGCTATTTCGGAAGGGAAGGGACAGAGCCAAGATCGACGGTTTGACGTTCCACGACAGCCGGCACGAGGCTATCACGCGCCTGGCGAAGAAGTTGCAACCGTTGGACTTGGCTCGGATGACGGGACACACGAACTTGCAGGAGTTGATGACCTACTACAACGAGTCTGCCGAGGACATCGCCGGACGCCTCGGCTGATCGTCTCAGTAGGTTCGGCAGCCCCGGCCGACCAACTTGTCGCGGTGCGACTCTGCCCAGGCGATAACCTCGGCCGCCTTCCAGAGCGGCTGGCCCTTCGATCCCTCGCGCTGCGCCGGCAGTCTGATCGGCCGCGGGAATCCCGGCAGCGTCACGACGCGCTCCATTACCACGGCCGGCGAGCGTTGCAGATAACCGGCGATCGACTTCGCGTTCCACAGTTGGACGTGAAGCGGTACCGCCGGGGCGATCCGTTCTGCCAGCGCTTCGGCCAGACGTTCGATCAGATCGGGTTCCATCATCGTATCTCCCATTCCTTCGCGGTGACCCGCAGAATCTCTTTCAGTGCTTCGGCCGTGGCCGGGTGGGTGGTCATGCTGTTTCGCGTTTCACCACTGCGCCGCAACGCTCACAAACGTCGCAAACGTACTTCCGTTGGCTTAACGAGCCGATCATTGATGCTGGCATCTCACGCAAACCATGCTTAAGCATCGCTGCTACATCAGGCGGCACAACGTCAAAGCGTGGCCGAAACTTGTGTGGGTAACGGATTCCCCACGGGCCCGGTGCGCAGTCGCCCAGAATGATCTCGTTCTGTCTCATGAGCGGTCCCCAAACAGTGACTGCGGCGGCTTCGTTGCGTCGACGCGGGCATAGTGGAAAGCCAGGCGACGGATCAGTTTCTGATAGCGCACCGGATCGGCGTGAAGGCGGCACGTTTCGCCCGGTGTGAACTCGTCGCCTCGGTCACATTCGCAGCGCTGGCGCAATTTCTCGCGTGCGGCAGCGCGATATGCCGCTTTCTTCGTGAGCCAGCGTCGTCCACCGGCACGGTATGTCACGGCCGGGATGAGTTCGATGATCACGATTTCCGCTCCTCCGCTGCCTGCGAGGCTGCGATTGCGGGCTTCGAGCCAAACACCGATTCGACCCAATACGGAAGCCGCTCTTCTGGAAATTCAGCTTCAATCTCAGCAAAGCATTGGGCGTATCGCGATCTGGCGTCATTGCGGCGCTTGCTGGCGGCGACTTCTTCGGCGCATGCAGCGTCGAATTCATCACCGATCTTGTTCAGTTCTTTCATCTTGTTGATGAATGCCTGCGTTCGCTCTATCGTTCGAGTGCTCATGCTGTCACCTCACTCTTTGATTTTGCAATGCGCTCTGCTGTGCGGTATGCGCCATAGCCTTCCTGCTGATTTCCATACCAGCAGTCCATTGCCTTCGTAGCGCATCGGTGTGCCCCCTGCGCAATGATCCAGTCGAAGTGGTCTGCACCGAGTACGCGGCGTGCCATGTCCTCGGGCATCGGATCTCGCCAGAAGTCGCTCACGCATCCCCCTTCGCCTTGGCGGCAATGGCGGCGTCGATGGCCGCGTCGAGTTCGCCGGGCATGCACCCGATAGGCTCAAGATGAACGTCACGCCCCGGCTTGAAAACTGTAAATGCTCGCGCGGTCGGCTCGGTGATAGTGAAACCCTCCGCGTCGTCAAAAGACTCCGTGCCTTCGTGTTCCTCGCGTATGAATCTCCACCGCTCCGCATCCTGCTTGTCCTCCCCGCCATCCGCCGACAGCGCGGCGCGGGCTTCTTCCCAGCGGTCCAAGTCTTCAAGGGCCGCGATGGCTTTGTTGCTCGTCACGATAAAGCGTTCGTGCCCGCGCCCGTCTTCGCCCATTTCCTGCCAGTCCGGCGAATTTCGACGGGAATCGAGTTGTACCTGCCGCTTGTCCTTGGCGAACGTGATGTAGTCAACGGTATCGTCGGCGTAAAAGGCTAGGGCTTCACGGACGCTGGCAGGCAACGCCTCCCGCTCATCTCCGCCCACCTTCGCGGGAGACACCAGTGCTTCGATCTGTTCGCCCATCAGGGCGTTGTCGCAGCATTCGCCGCAACCGTGCGAATTCAGGTTCCAACTCGTCTTGCCGTCGATGTTCCACTTGCGCCAATAGGCGCCGCAAACCTTGCATCGGTGCGTCGGTTCCGCGCCGGGAATCGGTGACGTGTCGGCACAGCGTTCGAGTAATGCAACGCGCGCACGCAGGCGTTCGATTTCATCGGCGGCAAGGCCGGTATAGACGCCATCCATCATGCGCAACGTCGGAACGATGTCGTGATTACTGTCCATTATTTTTCTCCTTCGCGGGAGACGAGAGGGCGGCACTAAGGGCGCTACGGATACGCTCGCGAAGTTGCTGCGTGTTTCCGTACACCTGACCAATCACTGTCAGGGACGAGACCAACTCGCGAAATTCGTGGTCTTTCAGGGCGCCCACCTGCGGCGCATCTGCGGCGCGCTCGGCGTAGATGCCAGTGCGCTTGTCAGGATCACCGAAGTGCTCGCGCTCGAGCGCGGCGTAGTCTGTCGGCGAGGCATCTGCGGCGCGCTGCACATCGCTATTGCGCGTGCCGCAGTGGCATCCGTAACCCTCGTTCTGAGGGCAGCATTCTGGCTCGCCGCTGCAATCGGAGGGGCGCTCGCCGCCATTCACGGGCGCGGCGTAGACAGTGATAACTGAACGTACGCAGTCGCAGAATGCCGAAAGAGCCTTCGGGGAATTGTCGTACCCGTTTTTGAAATGATGAACTGCGATAGCGAGGATCTCCTCGTCCGTCAGCGCCACCGCCTCTTGCCCTGCGCTCTGTGCGGCTTCCCATCCGCGCAGCGCCCCGGCAGTCACCGGCGAAGTGAGTTCGCCCTTCCAGTCGACCGACATATCGAGCCCTTCCGATTCGGCCCATTGTTCGAACGTTTGCGTCATGCTTTCACCTCGTTCTGATCCAGATTCATGTCCGAATTTCTTCGCAGGCCGGCTGCAGCGTGGCTGCGTCGATGATGGTGAAGTCACCACCATCGCGCCAGGCGCCGGTATCGATGTAGACGGTGTTGCCGAGCGTGGTCCGCTGCTCAACCCGCTTGTGCCCGACGACAACGGCTCTCACACCCTTCACTTCGGATGTGTCCGAGTCTTCGAAGCGTCTGCGACTCCACAGCACTTCCTGACGCACCGCCTTGAGCTTGGTATTCGATTCAGGCGCGATCAGGGCTGAGCGCAAAGCGGCCCAGTCATCGAAAGGGCACTCCGCGTGGACGATTCCAATGAGGCCGTGTGCCGTCTCAAGCTCGATTGCAATGGGCAGTGCCGCGAATGCCTGTGAGATTTCGGCACAAACGTCCGCCGTATTAGCGACGTTCCAACCGCCGCCGTTGCGCATATACGTCCAATGACACATAGCGCTTCCGGGCTTGCCCCATCGAATGGCCATGTCTTCGTGATTGCCCTGGACAGGAAAGAACCACGGATGGGCGAGCCAGCCGATCGCCTGGTCGGACTCGGGGCCGCGGTCGACCAGGTCGCCGACGCTGAATAGCCGATCGCGAGCCGGGTCGAACCCGATTTGCATCAGGCTCAGGCGAAGGCGGGAAAAGCAGCCGTGGATGTCGCCGACGATCAGGTCGCGGCCAACGGTGTTTCGGGCGTGGCGGTGCAGCAAGCCATCTAGAGAGGGGCTCATGCTAGGATTCCTTCTCATTCATATTCTTGGTGAAGAAATGGGCGCGTCACATCCCTTGCGTGATTACTCGTTGTCCGAAATCGAAAATGCTTTCGCTAAGGCACTGAAGGACCTAAGCGGTCGTGACGTGACGGTGTCGATCGACCATGTGTCGATTAACCCCGATGAGCTATCGGAGTGGACGCGGTCACCGTCAAACGTGCCCGGCAAGATCGCAATGACCATCACACCTCAAAGCGACGCCGCGACAGATTTCCTCAGTGGGGCGGACGGTATCTAAGCGTCTCGGGGCAGGTGGTGGGGTGAATTCACGTACTCCCGCCAGGGAACCCAGCGCGTTTGCGTATGAAAGCCCCAGTTGCGCTGCCAAGGCCCCATGATGAAAAGGGACCACGCTTCGCCGCCTTCGGGGATTTCGAGTCGATGGCGGTCTGTTGCTCGTCGAAGCACGATCGAGCCGGGGCCACGCCAGATGCGACGGTATCCGCGCAGCAGTGACGTTTCAGGCTGGCTATCCATCCTTGCCGGCTGCGCCTGATCGGTCGGCATGATTTCCCAGTAGCCGCCGCGCAAGATTATCGAGACGTTCCACCATGGATGGTCGTGAAGATCACGGCCCTCGTCACTACGAACGGTGCGATGGATGCGAGCGCCCCAACTGGTATCGCGGCGCCCATCCGCAGCGACGCTGGCGTCGTGGCCACGTGGCTTCTTGATCCACCAGCGCTGCATGTAACCCGCGAGGTCAAAGTATGGCGTGCGCTGTGCGCGCGCAATGATGGCGTCGACGATGAACGCCGGCACAGGGATACGCATTTCAGCTTCCTTCGGAGTGGGATTGGGGTGCCGTGGCAGCGCCGAGATCGGAGTGAGCGGCGAGCAGATCGCGCAAAGCAAGCGAACTCACGGTGACTGGAAAGTCACTTTCGCTGGTGGATAGCGCTGTGATAGTTCCGGGCCCGAGAGAGGTCACGAAGGAGTCGACCCGCGATACGAAGGCGGTTACCGCCTTACGTGGCGGCGCTTTTGATCGGACCGAACTACTCGTGACTTTCGTCATTCCGCCGACTGCGGCCTTCTCCAACTCGCCTGCGAGGAAGGCCCCGGCCTGTTCGCCGTGCATCCGCACCGCCTCTGCCGCGACAGACGCAGCTGCCTTGCCGGCGAACACCAGACGATGAACGTCTGAGTTAGCCCCAGCCAGCAGGAGCATCTTTCCAACCCATTGGGGCGAGACACGGTTAGCTTCGGCGATTCGAGCGTTGTCCCAGCCGAAGCGGCTCAATCGCTGATATCCGAACGCCTGTTCGAGCGGATGCAGATGCCGGCCGCGGGCACTCGAAAGAATACGAAGCGTGCGATCGGCATCGTTTCCGTCGAACGCCTCAATCCGCACCATCAACTCGCCAGTCTTGTCGCGAAGTGGCGCACCCGCCTTGTCAGCGCGCCCGATGGCCGCATGCCTGCGGTGCCCGTCGACAAGCCAGACGCCACCCTCGGCGCGGGGCCGAACTTCGAGCGCCGGGTACTGGCCGCCCGCCATGATGTGGCGGAACAGGCTTTCGTCATCTTCTTTGGCGGCTTCCAGTGCCTCGCCTTCCAGAAGATCGAGCGAGGCGCGAAGGTTGAAGCCAGGTTCAACGTGGATATCCTCGTAGCGGATCTTCATCGCATCCGCGCGCCGGATTTCCTTGTCGTTGATCTTCTGTTTGAAGGACGGGACAGCGGTCATTTCATTCCTCGTTCGCGGTCGACGGCGGTACGGATGTGTTCTCGGAATCCCTTTGAAGGGTGTCCGCCGTATGGGTAGTGAGATTCCATGTGTTCCCAGCGCGCGGCGTTCTCTTCAACGTCGCTTCGGCGCTGGGCGTCGGTCTTGATGTAGAAGGCGAGGGCGGCGATTACGACATCGGGCTGAGCGGCGAGCGCTTCGAGAATCGCGTGCTTCGTCTCAGCTTCTTCGTGAAACCGCGCAGAGCCTGGGAGGGCTGGCCGCGTTGAGCGTGAATGCTGCTTGTTGACCAGTGGCCGAAGTTTCGCCCAAAGTCGCTTTGCAGCCGCTCTGTTTGGCGAATTGCTCATACGCCGGACTGCCACCTCACATAGAGGCAGGAGACGAGCAGGGCGCCCCAGATTGCCCAGGCTGCCACCTTGTGCCGACGAATCCACCGGTCGGCGCCGTTGACGGTCGAAACAAGGAATCGATCAAGCATACGCAGGCCTCACAACGATGCGGCGCGCCTCGGCCCCAAACTGTTCGGCGGCGGCCTGCTCGAGCTCGAAGGATGAGCGCGCGATACCACTGCCGCGATAGCGGCCACCGGCCGTATAGACCGTCACGATGAAGTGCTTCACGGGAATCCTCCAGAGAGGTGGGAAAGCCCCAGCAGAACACCGGGGCTACGGCTTTAACCATGTCCGCCATGGGCCTGTGAGCGGTCAGGCTCGCTCCACTACATCGCTCAGCCGATCAAAGCAGGAAGCCAAGCGCACTGCGATCTCGCGCGAGAATGTCGCGGAGCTTGTTCAGGCTATTCCCCCCCACTTACTACTGGGAAGGTTGATACGCGTGCCAGCCCGCTCTCAGCGAAATCGCGCCATTCAGCGGACTTCGTTGCGTTGGCCGTCGCAATCCATTCTGGAACTCGTCCGCAGGCCGATTGGATCTGCTCTCGGACGGTCTTGATCTCACTGATAACCTGAGTTTTGGCGAGCTGGATCTCCAGCGCCTTCTTGGTCGCTGCCATGTGTCTATCCGATAGATGGGCGCGCGAGACGAACGTGGCGCGCAGGGGATGGGAGGCGGGTGGCCGGCGCTGATCTCCGGCATTGCACGTAATTCAAGAGGCGGGACTCGAACCCGCAATGCTCTCGCCACGTCGTGCGCGCGGCCGCCGTTGATCCGGCGACAGACCTCCGTTTCTCTTATCCGCTTTCGCGGTCCGGGGTCAGGGTCTACCGATTCCCCACTCGTGCGCGTCAGCATCGCGCATTCACCCTCAAGAGAGCAGACCCGAGATCCTGATCAGATCGGGGGAAGAGGGATACGGGCTATTTCATTGTCCGAAATCGCCAAGGCCAGCCTTAGCGCGTCCCAGAGGGCCGACTTAAAATCTGCAGCGGCACCTGACGCCGTAATTTCGCCATCTGCCGTTATCTCAGCGAACCGTGCCCCCGGCGTGGCGGCAATTTTCTGAAGGCGCGCGTGCGTAGGGCGAGCTCCATGGTCGATCGCGTGAAGAATCGTGCTATGACCGTCGGTCAGATAGAAGTGGCCAGGCTCGTCTTCCAACACATAGAAACTTGCAAGCTGTCCATCATTGCCGAGCGAAATTGGCGCATGAACGCGCAGGGCGTTGCGCCCCGCAGGTGCGCAAACCCAGTCAGTTGCTTCGACCAGATTAGAGCAGTTCATAATAAAGTCCACTGCATCCCCTTTTCGGGATGCTCAATTGCGCCTCGGAATGTTAGGTTACACTCGCGCGCGAAAAATTTCAGTAGTTCCGTTACTTCGAGCAAAGGCGGCTCGATAGGTTCTACATATCCGTACTGTCCGATCCAGATATGGCGATGTGTGGTGGCATCAATCTGAGCACCAAAATACGGGCGGCCTACACCAACCCTATTGTTTGTACGGTTCATCATGCAGCCTTCAGAAGCTGGGTGAACATGCCACGCCCGTGATTTTTGCCACCGCATTTGCATTCGCAGGCCCCGTTATGGCGCCCGTTGAGGCACTTTGCATTGCATTCGTGGCGGCTGGGATGCGCCTTGAACTCGATCATGCGCGTAACCGGCATTGGTCCGCCTGGGCCTTCCATTGGGTAGCCGACCCGCATTGAATATCCGTCGTATCGCAGACCTTTGACGCCTGGGAATTTGTCGGCGAACTCTTTGTTCGCCATTCCGTAAGGTGCTTTCAATTGAACGGCTTCGCCGCCGATGTCGCTGAAATATTTGATCCTTACCTCCATTTCGGCCTCCTCGTGTATATGGCGCGGCTCTCGGAAGAAAGCCGCTTCAGATACATCGTGTGGATGCAGCGTCCCGAGCTACTCCCGGCTGAGCCGGCTCACGGCGGCGCTGCATCTCTTCAATCCAAGCGACGTTCTATAGCCGCACGAAGCAGCCAGGCGGCGCTTGGATAGCCTCCGGTCTTGTGTCTCAGGGGTAGAGGGTTCCGCCCTGCGCCTAGCCGCGCCCGCGAAGAGCGGACGCCATCGGCGTGTTCTATCGGTAACTGGGTTTTTAAGGAGCGCCCCAACCTGCGGGCGGGCAGCGATGTGTGCTGCGTTGAGACGAATAATTGCACAAGAAAAACTAGCATGCAAGAAAAACTAGTATGCGTATCGATGCGAAATTTGGATCGCTAATCGATTTTCGATAGCTCAAACAAAAACGGCCCGCGCTGCGGACCGTTGATGAAATGCTTGATGGACTTAGATGTGGTCTGCCCAGTGCTGCTCAGTGACGATGACTATAGGAACTCCGCTCGTGGCGTATTCAACCGCCTTTTTTATTTTCGTTCCGTATGTCGAATGCAGCCAGTCTCGCGATCCGATTTCGCCAATTACCAAGTAGTTCAGCTTCTTCGTGATACCGTCAGTCGGCAGGCCCCCGCGAGCGCTTACTTGGGTATGGCACCAGTCGCGCGTGCCCGAATAGAACTTTCCGGTAAAACAGAATGTACGGCCTTGGAATTCAATCTCAGGCGGCGGGTTAGTGACCGGCAAGGACGTAGAGTTTGACGATTCGCCCGCGTTCTGTGAAGAGTTGCCGCCAACCGTTGAGAGCATAAGCCCCAGAAGCTCGCCTTCCTCGCTGCTATCTAGAAACCCATCGGAAAGCGCCTGTTCGAGCCGAGGGTAGAGCACGTTCGCCGGCCATTGCGTAGCGACGTCACGATTGCTGTCGAGCCATTTGAGAACAAACTCGGCCTCTGAGTGTGAGATCTCGCCGTCAGCAATGACGCCTTTGACGATGCCTATGAGCTCGTCGATTTTCCGTTCAGCGACGGCTTGCGACCGAAATGCTAGATTGAGCGGCTGGCCTTGCGAATCAACTGCGGACATTGTGCACCCCGTAAGAAGTTGGACAACATCCGATTTCGACCGCTCACGCGCGCATCAGAGTTTGAAGCCCACCCAGAACGCCCGCCCGAGAATGTCAAAATCAGGATGATCACTATCGAGTGGGATATCGGAGTAGGCGCCACTTGTATTTTCGGAGCGTGCCACGAACCCTCCGCCCCTTACCTTGTATAAGCGCTTGACCAGCAATTTTCCGTCCTGGCGAATTGCGTAGACCTTTCCGTTCACGACAGTCGTATCGGATCGATTCACGAGGATCGTAGAACCGTCTGGAATAAGCGGCTCCATGCTATCGCCCTTCACTGTCACGGAGACCGCGCTATCTGGCGTGGCGCCAGCCGATCTAAGAAAGTCGGCACGAAACGACAGGCGGCTCTTTTCGTCTTCGCTTTCAACCACATGGCCGTGGCCCGCAGACAGCTTGACATCAAGCCGCTTGATCGTCACGAACTCCTGATCTCCTGCAGTGGCCTCTCCGCCAGTCATCAGAAAATCAACCGTTGTATGCAGCGCGTCCGCGACGGCCTGCAGTCGCTTGCGTTGTGGTGCCGTCTTGCCGTTCTCCCACTGCTGAACCGTCTGCCATGACACGCCGACCGTAGAGGCGAGCGTCTCCATCGAAATTGACAGCTTTTCGCGAAGAGCTTTGATGCGGGCATGAATTGAGTTCATGCGCGCGAGGTTAAACACAAGACAGCCTTGTGTCATTGCAGGAAAATCTTGCATGCTAGTTTTTCTTGTATTAGGATTTGCCCATGACCAATGCTCACAACATCTCTCGCGCGATCAACAACTTGGGTGGCCCGGTGTCCGCCGCAAAGGTGTTGGGAGTTCGCAACTACCAAACCTTGCAGCAGTGGGTTCGGAGTGGGTCGGTTCCCGCGAAATACGCCAAGGCATTCGAAGACAGATCTGGGGTATCTCGGACACTGCTTTGCAAAGACTGGATGTTCTATTGGCCCGAGTTGGCCGGCGGCGCTACTGGAGAGAGCAAGTGAAAGAGCCTATCAACTTGAGCGGAACAATTCTCGATGCGTGGCGCACGGTGACTCGGGAGTTCGACCGAGTTTGGGAAGCCCTTGGCGATAGGGCGCATCTCGTAAATATGCCCAGCGGGATAAAGGTGGAACGGCTCGACGGCGTTTCGACGATTCGTGCCTCGATGTTGGCAAAGGCGCTTGCGATCACGTTCGGTGAAACGATGTTCGAAGACAGCAAGGAATGGACGCTGATCGACCAACTGGAGCAATCCAAGGACGAGTTCTGGCGCATGGTCGCGGCGGCCCTCAAAGAAGAATTTCATCGTGCTTCAGGAGAGAGCAAATGACGAACATCGCGAAGGTGAGTATCGAAGTCGACGGCGCCGGTCGCGGTCACGTGGACGTTGATGGCGTGCGAATTCCGCGCGTGCAAAGCGTGACAACTCGGGTGGTAGCCGGCGATCAGGCGGTTGTTTCGCTCACGTTGGCGATCGCCGGTACCGCACAAGTCGAGTACGCCGGCGCCTCGATTCAGATTGACGGCGTGGTGATGCCGGAATCGCTTGAAATCTCGCTGTGGCGATACCTGGCAAAGAAGCATGGCCGGGAGATCGACGTTACGACGCTGGAGTCGATCTCGCGGGAGTTCAGTTGCAGTGATGCGGATGTCCGGCAGGGCGGATTGAACTGGCGAGGTTAGACCCCTAGTAGTTCTTTCGCCCGAATAACGGCCAGTCGCTCGATTTCGGAGATTGAAACTTCTTTGACGTCTGATGGTTCGATGAACACCGTTATTTGGGCTTCCTCCATGGCGGTGTCTTCCGACAAGACGATGGCAAGTTCGACACGAAGTTTGTTCGGCGCTGCTTCGAACGGATGGTAGGCCGACAAGAATTTGAAGTCCATGAGTACCCCGATGGATGTTGAGTTGTACGAAGTGAAGAGCGCACAGCTTAGCACTGTCGGGGGACTCGCCAGATTTGAGTAGAGGTTGCATGCGTATCACTGTAGGCGCACGAGGAGAGAAATACATGCGAAACGAATCGCACAAAACGAAGCTTGCGATCCTGTCGGATCACGTCGACGCGTGGCGCCAGCGCGCGGGCAGCCGCGAGACCGTCGCTCTGCAAATCGTTGAGGCTCACAGAGCGTGGGGCGGTGATGCGCTGCCGCGACTTGAGTTCGACATGTCCGGCGACGCGTTCACCGCTGCGAAGAACGCGGCGGATCGGATTTTCCGGTGGCTGGATGACCGGACGAAAGACACGAACCTGCTGCCGGCGAACTTCGAGCGCTCGATCTTGGCCGCCATGCCGGCAGACATTCGCCTGTCATACCTGAACGCCTGGCTTGCGCCGGTAGACGTATCGGTTCGTGTGCGCACGCTCTTCGATAGCGACGAACTCAGTCCGCAGCAGATCGTGCAGTCGATTGTTCATGCGAATCACAGGACGGAATCCGACGCTACCGACCTGCTGGACGGCATTGACCCGGGTGAGCTGCCACGTTTGCACAACAGCCTGATCAACGACATTTCGGTGAAGAAGTCGTTAGTTGGCGCAGTCGAGATGGCAATGCGGACCACCGGTGAAGCCCCCATCGGGCTGGAGGGCGCGGCGAAGTGAGCGAGAAAGCCATCAAGTCAGAAGTTGCCGACGGTACTTCGTCACCGCCCGTCGACGCCCAGTCGGAGTTCTATTCACGTCTCGCTCGCGCGAGCTTTGGTCCCGATATCGGGATAACTGCCAACATCTGCATTAGCTGTGGCGCTGTGCGCCAGCCGAACGGCGAGATGCCGTGCGACCACTGAGGAGCCCCCATGAGTGCACATCGAGTCAATCAAGCGTGGGGCGTCGAGCTGCGCCACACCGAGAAGATCGTGCTGTTGGCGTTGAGCCACCACGCGGTCATGTCGACGGGCGAATCGTCTCCGAAAATCAGCCGTCTGGCGCGTGACTGCGGTATGTCGGAATCGGCAGTGCGCGACTCAATCAAGGCGCTGGAGGCCGCGGGCCACATAGAGACGGCGCCGGTGCGTCGTGGGTTGACGCTCTTCCGGGTAAAGGTCTGATCATGGCCCAGGCCGCTCAAGTCATCCAGTTTCCGGAGGTTCGTGTGCCCCAGTTGGAGCATGGCTACACGCGTGTGGCGAACGAGCTGCTGGAGGCAATCACGATGGCCCCGTTCGGCCGCAATCAGTACAAGGTGCTGATGGTGCTGATCCGGAAGACGTATGGCTTCAACAAGACCTCAGATCAGCTCGCCCTCTCACAAATCCAGTTGCGCGCGGGTATCAGCAAGACGCAGACGTCGGTAGCGGTTGCCGAATTAGTGAAGCTGAACGTGCTGATTGCTGGCGAGGGCCGTTACGCCCGCGAGTTTTCGATCAACAAGGCATACGGCAAGTGGGATGAGTCGGTTCGTGTCGATCTGTCGGTTTTGAGTTCCGAAAACCGGAACTCTGAGGTTCCGGAATCAGGAACTCAAGGTTCCGAAAACCGGAACTCGGGTGTTCCGGAATCCGGAACCACAAAAGACACCTCCAAAAGACAAGACCAAAAGACAACCTCAAAAGACACTCTTTCGCGCTCGCTTCGCGAACGCTTTGAGATTTTTTGGGCGGACTATCCGAAACGGAAGTCCAAGAAGGCAGCCGAGAGGGCGTTCGCAAAGCTCAGTCCCGACGAGCAGCTCTTTACCGACCTGATGGCCGGTTTGGGGCGGGCCAAGAAATCGGGGCAATGGGCAAACCCGCAGTACATCCCGCACGCCGCATCGTGGCTCAACGCCGGCGGGTGGATGGACGAGATCCAATCCGCGTACACCGATGCCGAACTGGCCGTGATCCGGGGCTTCAATGAATTCCTCGGGGAGCATGTCGGCAAGGTCGATGAGACCGTGTTCGTGGAGGAGCGGGCTGGTGCCATTCGAGCGTTTATGGCTTACGGCGCTGAGAAGCGCCAGAACCCGGAGATGTGGCGCGACTACTTCCCATGGGTTAAGGCCAACGTCGACGTGCCGCCGAATGCTGGTTTCGACTGGCTCATCAGCCCGAAAGGCTTCAGCAACGTGATCGGCGGCCAGCACAACAAGGCGGACAAGCGATGAGCAACCACGAAGCCAATCGAGTGATCGCGGCGATAGAAGCCGAGCAGGCCGTCATTGGCGCGCTGCTGTTCGAGAACGACGCGATCGACCGTATCGCCGGACTGAAAGTGGAGCACTTTTTCCGCGCTGATCACCAGACGATCTTCGCTGAGATCGTTGCCATGCTCAGTGCGAACCAGCCCGCGGATGCGTTCACAGTGTTCGGGCGCATCTCGGCCAAAGGCGGCGCTGACTCCATTGGCGGAATCGGCTATCTCAACGAGCTCGCAGCGAACGTACCAGGTGCAGCGAACGTTGCGCACTACGCCGAGATGGTCATCGACCGAGCTCAGAAACGCGGACTAGCCGCTGCCGGATCGCGCATGCAGGAAATGGCGCACAACCCGAATGGCGCGACGGCTGGTGAGTTGGTAGAGCGAGCTCAGGCCGAGGTAGAGCGTCTCACCGAAGGTCGTGCCGCCGCCGTGCCGGTACTTGCCGCTGAAGGGCTGTCGCACTTCCTCGTCGGAATGGAGCGCCGTCTGGATGGCGAGATAGCCCCGGCTCGCACTGGATTTGATGACCTCGACGAGCGGATCGCCGGCGGCTTGAAGGGCGGCGACCTGATTATCGTAGCGGCCCGGCCGTCGATGGGGAAGACCGCGTTCTCGCTCAATGTGGCGTCCAACGTTGCCGAAAGCAAGCCGACGCTGTTTCTTTCGATGGAAATGCCGGCAGAACAGTTGCATGCCCGAATGATGGCGCGGCATGCCGGCGTCAATTTCGGCCACCTCATAGAGCCGAAGAAATTGACGGACTTCGAGTGGGGGCAGCTACCGGCCGGGATAGCGCGAATCGAAGGCCTTTCCCTGTACTTTGACGATCAGCCAGCACTTTCGCTTCTCGATATCCGAGGAAAGGCCCGCGCGATCAAGCGTCGTCACGGCCTAGGCCTGATCGTCGTCGATTACCTCGGGCTCATGACGGGCGGAGAGGGCGATAACCGAACTCAAGAGATCGGCAGCTACTCGCGTGGACTGAAGGCACTTGCGAAGGAGTTGGACGTGCCGATCATTGCGCTGGCGCAGCTCAATCGTGGCGTCGAGCAGCGAGGCGACAAGCGGCCGGTGATGTCGGATCTACGCGATTCCGGTGAGATTGAGCAGGATGCGGACATCGTGCTCTTCCTGTATCGCGACGAAGTCTATTACCCAGACTCCCCGGACAGGGGATTGTGTGAGGTGATTATCGGCAAACAGCGGAACGGCCCCCTCGGTCGCGTGGCTCTCGGCTTTCAGGGGGAGTTCCAGCGTTTTACGACGCTTGATGCTGGAGTCTCGTTCGGGCGCCGCGAAGAAGGCGAACAGCCCAAGGGCAGGGCAACGTTTTGACGCATGGCAAATGCTGGCGGCGCTTCGATGAAGCCGCGCGGGCGGCGCTGGCAGGACACGGTAACGCGGCGAGGGCGCTTGTTGAGAGGGTGAGGCGGCGCTTTGGTGATGAGGCGGCAGAGAGGCAGGACAAGGAATTGCGGGCATATATCGAACACATCCGGAGGAAGGGAAAGTGAGCCCTAAGCGGGAAAGCCAGTTGGAACTGCTGTTTGCGTTTCATTGCCGGGCGCGGAAGGTTCCTGAACCGGTGCGGGAGTACCGATTTGCCCCTCCGCGCATGTGGCGCTTCGACTTTGCTTGGCCGGACAGGATGATCGCCGCGGAAGTCGAGGGCGGCATCTGGACGGGAGGGCGTCACACGCGTGGAAGCGGGTTCCAGGCGGACGCGGAGAAATACAACACCGCGTCGCTCGCAGGATGGAGGGTGTTTCGATTCACGGGGGCGATGGTCTCGAATGGGACTGCAATCGAGACGATTCAGAAGGCGCTGGAGGTGGCATGAAAAACGTGATTCTGGACGGAATGGACAAGGGCGAGTGGTACGGCCGCCAGGCGCTGGCCGATATCTGTGGAGTCTCGCGCAACCTGGTGAATCGGTTGGTGGTCGAGCTCGTGAACGATGGTCTTCTCGTAATACGGCAGGAATCTCGCGGGCTCGAATTCGGGCTCGCCGTCACGCGGTCGACAGCCACCGTAGAGGCGGTGGCGCCGGTTCAACGCGCAAAGGTCGCACCGCGTGCGGCAAGGCCGAGCATCGCCACCGGTCCCTACCGACCGAAGTGGAAGCCGATGAAGGCGTATGACAACTACGCCAATTCCCACAAACAGCTCTGCGAGGAAATGCGATGAAAGAAGGGAAACTGATGGGAACTCGGACATTCATCGTTGGCAGCGCCGGTGGCGGGGGTGAGAGCGCTCGCCCCACGGCTACCGGACTCCTGGTCAGGGCGAGGGAGCATATGGACGCACGCGCGTCGCAATACGACAAGCCCGAAGGTGAACGCAGCATGGGCAAGGCAGTTGAAGCGTTCAACGCGATCACGGGCCGCGATTTGAGCGAGCCCGAGGGATGGCTGCTGTTGCAGGTGCTGAAGGACGTCCGGCTGTTCCAGCGCCCCGGCTATCACGCGGACAGCGCAGAGGACTGTATCGCTTACGCCGCGCTCAAGGGCGAAGCAAAGGCCCGGGAAGTGAAGTGAGCCGGAACAAGAAGCCGCGTAAGCGCTACTCACCTCGCCCTTGTGGAAGTGGCGTGCCGTTGGTAATGCGCGCCGCAATCGCTCGCGAGCCCGTTACCGACGAGCATGCGGGTGAACTTGAAATGGTGGTGCTGAGCGCGTTCGACGCCGTGGTGGTTCACGGGCTCGGCACGCGCAGGGAGTGGGATTGCCTGGCACGCGCACTCAATCACTCGTGGGTGCTCGCATCGAACGGCATCGGGGCTGAGGCCACGCCAGTGCTTCAGCAGGCGAAAGAGGCAATGCGGCGGGCTCGTGATCGGTTCGGTTCGACGGGACGAATTGGATTCGATGGCGATGGAAATCGAGCGCTCAGGGCGGCGCTGGATCTGTGGGGCAAGCAACTTCGCATGTGCACGGTCGGGGAAGTCGACGCGGCAACACGTGCGGTTGAACGGCACTACTGGAGCGTGCCCGCCTGATGCAGCGCAAGAAGCCCATGAAGCGCACCGGATTCAAGCGTAAGGCGCCGGCGGCGCTCAGCCCGTTCAGCGGCGCGGCGGCGTTGAAGGGCACGACGTTCAAGCGCAAGGCACCTAAGAAGCGGGTGGGAGACGATCAAGATGCGCTCGATGCCTGCAGGGGACAGCCGTGCCACCTGCGAATTCCGGGAGTCTGCTGCGGAAACTGGGAAACGGTAGTGCCGGCTCATCGCAACGAAGGAAAAGGGATGGGGCTTAAGACCCCAGACAGATTAACGGTGCCGGCGTGCTTCACGTGCCACACCGAGTATGACCAGGGCAACAAATTGACACGAGACGAGAAGCGAGGACTCTTCAATGCAGCATACGACCGATGGGCGCCATACCGCGACCGACTGCTTGGGCTGGAGGCCGAAGGAAATGACTGACCAACAACTGCATGTTCTCTGCCTGCAATACGGGCAGTGGTGCCGCACGCGCCGCTACTTTGCGCCGCCTGTGCCTGGCAGTCTTCTCGGGCAGTTCCAGAAGGCTCGCCAATGGGTCGGTGAGGAGCCGGACGCCGATCTCATTCAGGATATGCCGTACTTCAACATGGCCGTGCATGGTCTGGCCGAGCAGGAGCCAGAAGAGGCGATCTGCTTCACCTTGTTCTATCACCATGGCTTTCGCCCCGTGAAGCAGCTCGCGGCCTGCATGGGCATCAGCCGAAAAACGTTCTACAACCGGATGAACCGATACGCCGAGCGGGCGTTGAAGATGAGTCTCGTGCTGAAGCGCGCTCAACTGCAAAGTGTGTAAGAAAACCTACACAAAATAGATCTACACACTATCGGCATTTTTTGTATGATTTCTGAAAGGCTGGAGTTCGTGCAGCCAGAGCCCGCAAGGTGAAAGCCAAGCGGGCTTTTTCGTTTCTCGCTGTCTCCTCGACGTGTGATCTTTGCCCGCTTCGGCGGGCTTTTTCTATTCCGCTATGCCGCATCCTCTTGAAGCCAAAATCGAAGCACTCATCGATGCGCTGTCAGAGCATGCGCGAAGCAACTTCGCATTGGCTGAAAGCCTGTCAGCTCTGACGAACGCGATGGTCGATGGTGCCGAACCCGAGATGCAGGAAGACGCTGCGCCGAGTTACGGCGGTCTCGCAGGTTAGTGCCAACGCGACCGACGAAGCACAGGCCGGCGTCACCCTCAACGCCTCGGCACGAGCTGCCGGAAAAGAGTCGACAGGCGCGTCGCGAGATGCATACCGGCGTCAAGCGATGGCTTGCCATTCGGGACTTCACGCTGAAGCGTGACAGGTTCACGTGTCAGGCGTGCGGGCGAATAGTCGCAGGCAAGGGCGAAGCGCACGTCGATCACGTGGATGGCAACAGTCACAACAACCCGCCCGACGGCAGCAACTGGCAGACGCTCTGCGTGCCTTGCCACTCGGCCAAGACGGCGAAAGAGAACGGCGGATTCGGCAACCATCAAAAATGAGAGTCATTCTCACTTTGCTTGCACAAAAAATGTGCAACGTCGATGAATTGCATAATAAATAGGCATATCGATAGTCTAAATGAGATCGATTCTCATTTTTAGGGTGGGGGAGGTCAAAACTTTGAATCGTTTTGCTCCCGGCACGGGCGCGTAGTCATTTTTTCGCACCGTCAAAATTCCAAAATGGTTTTTCAAGGATGGTAAATGGCACGAGGACGGAAGCCGACGGCTCCGCACCTCAAGGTATTGGCCGGGACGGATCGGCCTGATCGGGAGGTGCCGGATGCACCTTCATTTGATCTCATCGAAAGTTTCCCGGAACCGCCGATGCATCTGAATCCCGATGGGATGGAGATGTGGAATCGGCTTGGCCCGCAGCTGGTGAAGGCCGCGGTACTGCAAGTCGTTGACTTGTATGCGCTTGAGCAGCTCTGTTTCTCCTGGCAGCAGTTCAGGCAGAAGGCAAAAGCGGGGATGGGGCTGACGGCATCTGAAGACCAGGCGCTAAAAGCCCTCTTTTCCGAGTTCGGCATGACTCCTGCTGCGCGGCGTAAGGTTTCCAGCGCTGGCGAGAAGCCGACGGGCAACAAATTCGCGACGAACGGCCGGCGCAGTGCGTGATTACGTAAAGATTGCCACCGACTATGCCAAGGAGGCGGTCGCCGACAAGAAGCGGAAGAAGTTCGGGAAGCTGATTCGCCAAGCCGCGCAACGATTTCTCGACGATCTGAAGCGGGCCAAGAAGAAGGGCAACCCATTCATCTTCGACGACTGGCACGCGTGCGACGCATGCGATTTCATAGAGAAGCTGCCGCACGTTGAAGGCAAGTGGGAAACGCCGGATATCGTTCTGCATGCCTCCCACGTTTTCTTTGTCGTGCAGTTGTTCGGATTTCGGAACCGAGAAGGCGGTCGGCGCTTCACTTCTGCGCTTTTCGCTGTCGCGCGGAAGAATGCGAAATCAACTTTAGCTGCGGCGATTCTGCTGTACTGCCAATGCTGTGAAGATGAGCCGGGCGCGCAGGTGATCAGCGCTGCGACGACATTTCCCCAGGCGTCAATCATCTTCGGCGTCGCGAAGAAGATGGTCGAGAAGACCAGTGATTTACGCGCTGCGTTCGGGTTGGAAGTCTGGGCGAAGTCGATTTCGCGAGAAGAGACGCTTGGCAGCTTTAAACCGATCCACGCAAAGGCATCCACGCAAGACGGCTTGAACCCGTCGCATGTTGGACTCGATGAGATTCATGCTCACAAGTCCGCCGATCTGTTGAATGTTCTTACGTCGGCTGCGGGCGCGCGTAGCAATCCGCTATGGCTTTATACGACGACAGAGGGATATACCAATCCCGGCCCATGGGCCGAGATACGGCAGTTCGCAAAGAAGCTTCTTGCTGGCGTCTTTGGCACCACGGCCGACCACTTCCTTGTCGTCTTCTACGCGGTTGACGAAGAGGATAAAGCTGCTGGCATAAAAGCCGATGAGGACTTCGATGAGCATGTCTGGATCAAGGCGAATCCTCTGCTCGATGCGAACCCGCACCTGCTAAATGCGATTCGGAAAGAGGCGATCGAGGCGAGGCAAATGCCCTCGAAACACGCCGAATTCAAGATCAAGCGCCTGAATCGGCCCGCGAGTTCTGCTGATGCTTGGATTGATTTGGGCCGCTGGGGGAAGTGCTCAGATTCGGTGGATCTGGACGCACTGGCCGATGTGCCTTGCTGGGGCGGCCTCGATCTTGCGAGCACGAGCGACTTGACCGTTCTCCGGCTGGTCTGGCGGGTGGGCGATGTGTTCCTAACCTGGGGGCGGCGCTGGGTACCAGCTCATGCGGTATCGCAACGAACTGAGCGCGGAACCGTCCCGTATCAGGCGTGGGTCACCGCCGGCCTCATTGAGCAAACCGACGGGGACGTCACCGACTATGCAGTGATCGAGGCGGCCGTGCTTGACGCGGTTGCTCGATTCAACGTGCAGAACATCGGCTACGACAGATGGAACGCGTCGGACCTGGTAAACCGCCTGGTGGAGAAGGACGTGCCTTTGATCGAGTTTGTTCAAGGGCCGAAGTCGTATCACCCGGCGATGCAGGCTTTGGAGCGCGCTTACATCGGTGGGAACGTCGCTCATGGCGGCGACCCAGTCCTCACGTGGTGCGCGTCGAACCTCGTCGCGCGAAGGGACCAGAACCTGAACATGGCGCCTGACCGGAAGCGGTCCGCCGACAAGATTGATGACATGGTTGCTCTCCTGATGGCCGTCGGCGTTTCCATGGCTGGCGACAGTGATGAGGGCAACTTCGATGACTTCCTGAGAGAACCTCTGATCGCATGAAAGGAACTGCGAAGAAGCCAGGGCGGATTAAAGCCGCGGTTCTGGACTGGCTCGGCGTGCCTATCGGCCTTTCAGACGGTGCGTTCTGGGATGCATATCTGGCTGCTGGATCGTCCAGTGGGCAGTCTGTCACCGAAAAATCGATGCTTCAGCTGTCAGCCGTGTGGGGCTGTGTTCGCCTTATCTCCGAGACGATCTCCACGCTGCCGCTGTCGATGTACGAGAAGACCGGTAAGGGCAAGCGTGCGGCGTCGTCGCATCCGCTCAACTGGATTATTCATGATCAGCCGAATGCAGACACGACGGCGTCCGTCTTTTGGGAGTCAGTTGTCGCCTCGATGCTGTTGCGGGGTAATGCGCGGGCCGAGAAGCTGATGCTCGGTGGCAAGGTAGTAGGGCTCAACTTCCTCGATCCTCGCCGGCTCGCGATCAGCAAACGTAGTAACGGAGTTCTCAATTACCGTTACACGGAATCGGACGGCCGCCAGCGCGAAATTCCGCCCGATCGTATCTGGCTGGTCCCTGGCTTCTCGCTCGATGGTCAGTGCGGAGTTTCGGTGATCCAGTACGGCGCGAACGTATTCGGTGCCGCGCAGGCGGCGGACGTCGCTGCAAACAAGACGTTCGAAAATGGCTTGATGCAGACCGTCGTGTTCAAGATGGCGCACGTCCTTAAACCGGATCAGCGCACCGAGTTCCGGGAGAACTTGAAGGAAATCACCGGGGCGCTCAACGCAGGGAAATCGCCGTTGCTTGAAGGTGGGATGGATGCCGACACGCTGGGAATCAACCCGTCCGATGCCCAATTGCTCGAGTCTCGTGGGTTTAGCGTCGAAGAGATTTGCCGGTGGTTCCGTGTGCCGCCTTGGATGGTCGGTCATTCGGAGAAGTCGACAAGTTGGGGAACCGGGATCGAGCAGCAGATGATCGCCTTCCTGACGTTCACGCTTGCTCCGTGGTTGAAGAGGATTGAGCAGGCCATCAGCAAAGACCTTCTCACCCCGGCGGAGCGAACTCGTTACTACGCCAAGTTCTCCGTCGAGGGCTTGCTACGCGCTGACAGTGCGGCACGTGCGACGTTCTATTCCGTGATGGTCAACAACGGCATTTTGACTCGTGACGAAGTTCGCGAACTGGAAGAGCGCGAGCCGATGGGGGGTAATGCGGCGGTTCTGACGGTTCAGTCCGCAATGACCATGCTTGACGCTATCGGCACGAACGATCCCATGCAGCAGGCGCGGGCGCACTTGCGCACGCTTCTCGGCCTGCAAGACGACACATCCTCAAGGGAATAACCAGATGAGCCTCCGCACATTGCCGAGCGCGCCTTACGGCCGCCCGCATGACGGCATCCGTTCGCACGTTTCGATGGCAGCATTTGATCGCTGGGATGCGAGCGTACAGGCGTCGGCCGCTGGCGAAGATCGAACGATCAGCATGTACGACGTCATCGGTCAGGACTATTGGACTGGCGAGGGCGTCACTGCGAAGCGGATTGCGGCGGCGCTCCGCACGATGGGTAGCGGTCCGGTGACAGTCAACGTGAACAGCCCTGGCGGCGACATGTTCGAAGGCTTGGCGATCTACAGCCTGCTGCGAGAGCACGAGGGTGAGGTAACGGTGAAGGTGCTTGGTCTCGCCGCATCTGCTGCCTCAGTCATCGCGATGGCGGGTGACACAGTCCAAATCGCGCGATCGGGCTTTCTGATGATCCACAACGCTTGGTTGATGGCGGTCGGAAATCGCCATGACCTGCGCGACGTTGCGGACATGCTGGAACCTTTCGATGCCGCGATGGCAGACATCTACGCAGCCCGAACTGGCGCGGACGCTAAGGCGATTGCAAAGCTCATGGACAAGGAAACTTGGCTGGGGGGCTCTGCGGCCATCGATCAGGGTTTCGCCGACGAGCTGCTCGCGTCGGACCAGGTTGATCGAGACAGCGCGTCGGCCAAAGCCGGTGCGGCTCGGCGCTTGGAAGCGGCGCTGCGTGCGTCTGGCCTCCCGAAGTCCGAGGCAATGCGCCTTATCTCTGAATTCAAGTCCGGTCTCAGGGCCGGCGGCGGCGAGGGTGATCCCGCTGTGTCCGGTGCGGGCGAGCCCACCGTCAACGTTGCAATCACGCCCATCGTGGCGGCGCTTACCACTCACCTTCCGGAGTAAGAAATGGATCTCGAAGAAGATATCAAGAACGTCAACGAGCAATTGGTCAAAGTGAACGACCAACTCAAGAAGCACGCCGAGCAAGCGCAGAAGGATCTGCGAGCGCATCAGGACATGTCGTCCGAGTCGAAAGCCAAGGTCGACGAACTCCTCATGAAGCAGGGCGAACTTCAAGCCGACCTGCGGGCAGCGCAGCAAGCGATTGTGAAGCTCGAAAACGGCGGTGGCACGCCGGCCGCACCGAAATCGCTGGGCGAGATTGTGGCCGAGGCTGAGCAGGTCAAGGCGTTCAACACCGGGATGCAGGGCTCGGTGAGCGTCAAGGTGGGTTCGATCCACGCGGCCGTTACCAGCAACGATGCATCGGCCGGGGAGCTGATTCAGCCGACGCGCCTGCCCGGCATCCTTATGCCGCCTCAGCAGCGACTGTTCCTGCGTGATCTGCTGAACTGGGGGCAAACCAGCTCGAACAGCATCGAGTATGTGCGCGAGAAGGGATTCACCAACAACGCGAACGTGGTTTCGGAAAACCCCGCAAACCCGAAGCCTGAATCGGACATCACTTTCGAACTCGACCAGGCGCCGATTGTCACCATCGCGCACTGGATTCGTGCGTCGAAGCAGGTGCTGGCCGACGCCGCGATGTTGCAGGCGTATATCAACGGTCGCCTGATGTACGGCCTCAAGCTCAAGGAAGAGGCGCAGCTTCTCAAGGGATCGGGCGTTGGCCTGAATATCAACGGCCTATACACGCAAGCAACTGCCTATGTGAATCCCGGTGTTTCCGTCCAGAACGAAACGCCGATCGACCGCCTTCGCATCGCGTTGCTTCAGGTGACGCTCGCCGAGTACGAGGCCGACGGCATCGTGCTCAACCCGATCGACTGGACGGGGATCGAACTCACGAAGACGACCGACAACGCCTATCTGTTCGCGACCCCGCGCGGGCTGGCCGCTCCGGGCCTGTGGGGCCGCCCGGTGGTCGCTACGCAGGCGATGGACGCGAACGAGTTCCTCACGGGGTCGTTCCAGATGGGAGCCCAAGGTTGGGACCGTGAAGACGCGAACATCACGATCAGCAATCAGGATCGCGACAACTTTGTGAAGAACATGGTCACGATTCTGTGCGAAGAGCGCGTGGGCCTAACGGTGTTCCGGCCGGAAGCCTTCGTGAAGGGCGACTTGAAGGACGCGCCGGCGTCCTGATCCTGAACGGGGCTTCGGCCCCGTCTCACTGAGGTTAATGGAGAAGCTAAATGCCGAAAGTCCTTGCCCTGAGTAGTTTCGACCACGGTGGCCCTCGCCGTCGCGGTGAAGAATTCGACGTGAGTGAAGCGCATGCTGCTGGCCTGAAGCGGGCGAATCTCGTTCACATTCTGGGGGACGGTGAGGTCCCTACGACGGCCGCTGGCGGAATGCAACCGTCGTCTGTATCGCGAGCGGCCCAAGCCTCGAAGCAGCCGACTGCGAAGCGGTCCGCGAGTGGCGCAGCAAACAAGAGGGGCGGCGGGTCCTCGTCGTAAATTCGTCGTTCCGCGCGGCTCCCTGGGCTGACGCCGTGTATGCGATGGATAAGGACTGGTGGGACATTTACGGCAGTGAAGTTAAAGCCGCGTGTTCCGGTGCTCGCGTTACCGTTGCGTCCGGCGTAAAGGATGTGGAGCGGGTCCGGTGGGATTTGAGCAAGAACTCAGGTGCTGGCGCGATTTTGCTGGCGGCCCACTGGGGGGCTCGTTCCATTCTGTTGTTGGGTTATGACGTCCAACGAACGTACGGTCGAGCACACTGGCACGGAGATCATCCCCGAGGCCTAGGCAACGCCGGATCATTGGAGCACTGGCCTGGTCATTTCGCTGAAGTCGCTTCCCGCTTGCGCAATACGGAGGTCATAAACTGCAGCCGCCAGACTGCGCTCTCTTCATTCCCCAGGCGAACCTTGGAGTCTTGCCTTTCTGAGTGAGGGCAAAAGAGAACAGCATGAGCATCATCAAACTGGAAGTCGTAAAGCAGGATCTTCGCGTAATCCATAACGCCGACGACGAACTGCTACAACGGCATCTCGACGCGTCCGAACGTGAGGCGATTCATTTCATGAATCTGACCGAGCTGCCCGTGCTGGACGCTCAGTCCTCCGATCCGCAAGCGTTGGAAGTCGAGCCGGATGTGGTTGCTGCCGTCACAATTCTCGTGCGCGGCAAGTACGAGGCCGCGTCAGCATCGGATATTGACGCACTGCGACGTTCCGCGGAAAGCCTTCTCATGCCATACCGCGTCGGGCTGGGAGTTTGACGTGCTTGGTCCGAGACTGAATCAGCGAATTCGAATCGAGCAGAAAACGGTCTCGCAGAACCCAGAGAGTGGCGCGGTATCGGTGACGTGGACCCTGTTTCAAGACGATGTGCCGGCAGAGTTTAAGGCGGGGCCAGGGCGGGAATTTGCAGCTTCGGGCACCGTACATGCAGAAGCCGACGGGCGATTCATCATTCGCTACCTGCCAGGCGTGACATCAGTTATGCGTGTGCTCTGGGATGAGCAAGTCTGGTCGATTATCGCGCCGCCGATTCTGGATCGAACCGCGAGGCGCGATATGACGCTGATGGTGAAGGCTGGTGTCCTTGATGGCTGACACTAGAACGCTCCACGGCTTAGACGGCACGCTGGCGGCGCTTAAAAGCCTGCCCGCCGAGATCGTCTCGAAACGCGGTGGACCGGTGAAGACGGCCCTACGCAAGGGCGCTGTGATCGTCCAGAAGGAGGCACAGCGTCAAGTTCGCGCGATCGTACAGAAGCCCGATCCTGATCATTACGTTTCGACCGACCTGCTTGCGCAATCGATAGCGGTTCGGCGTGACCCAAACCCTCAGCGGAGCGGTGCGAACGAGCGCTATCGAGTGCTCATCAGCCGGAGCAAGAAGTATGTGTATCCGGAAACGCTTCGCGAGAAGCACCAGGTTAAGACGATCATGACGGCGCGCTATTTGGAGTTTGGCACGGAGCGGCGCGCCCCGACTCCATGGATGGCTCCGGCGTTCTTCGCGGCCCGCGAGCAGGCGTTGAGCACTGTGGTCTATGAACTGAATCAGGGCATCGACCGGGTGATTCGGCGATTGTCGAATGCCAGTCAAGCATAAGGTGAGCCGACGTGTACCCGAAGGTGTTTAAGGCCTTGTCATCAAGCGCTGCGGTAACTGCTCTTGTTGGATCTTCCCCGGTACGGGCATATCGCCATGGAAGTGCGCCCCAAGGCGTCGCTTCACCATACCTGACTTTCTCATTCGCCGGCGGGGCTCCTGAGAACGCCCTTGAGGGTGCATGCGCGGACCAGTTTCGCGCACAAGTCGACTGCTGGTCCACGGACGATGCCGAGGTAGAGGCTCTTGCTGCCGCAGTGCGGGCGGCCATAGAGCCGTTCGCATTGTGTGTTGGATACGTGGCCGACGAGAGAGACGCTCAAACCGAGAAGTACCGTATCTCGATGGTTTTTGACTGGTGGCTACCGCGCTGACGGTTGCCTATTTGCTTTGTACTGAACCGCCTTCGGGCGGTTCTTCATTTTCTGGAGCCGCGAATGGCCGCTGAAGAAATCATCAAGTCCCAAGGGACCGAACTCTACTTCGTGAACCCGACTGGCAATACGGTCGAGCGCGTGGTGTGCGCAACGTCGATCTCGGGCCTCGGCGGCGCGCGCGATCAGATCGATATCACCTGCCTCGACAATACCGGTGACCGGGAGTTTGTCGGCGGTTTGGGCAACCCGGGCCAGGTTTCCGTAGCATTCAATGTCCACAAAAACGAAGTGGCTCACGAAGACCTGCTTGCACTGAAGGAAAGCGGCGCAACGGTGTCGTGGGGCATCTATTCTTCGGACGGGGCGACTGCGCCGGCTGTCGACAGCAACGGCACCTTGCAGTCCGTCAACGGTCGAGCGTCGGCGATCTTCCAGGGCTACGTATCGGATATCAACATCGATATCCAGGGCAACGACATCTGGAAGGGCACGATCACGATCCAGCGCTCAGGCAGGGTGACGTTCGACCTGAGCACGGTGTGAGGTGAGCATGCTCGACAAATCATTTTTCGTGAGCCCGGAAGTCGTCGGCAGAGACGTCCAACTCAAGGATGGTTCGAAGCACAAACTGCACTTCCGCCGTGTGTCGTCCTACGACTACCAGCGCTTCCTGAACTGCCTACGCTCCCCGTCGATCGACGATCGCGGCATGGCTTATCACGTGCTCGTTGCGGCCAGTCTATGCGACGCAGATGGGAAGCCGGCACTGACGCTGGAGAAGGCCAAGGAGCTTGAAGAAGGCGTGCTCGAGCGCCTCTTCGCCACCGCGCTCGATCTGAATAAGCGCCAGGAGGACGAGCCGGGAAACGCATAAAGGCCCGGGGCGAGGAATGGCTCTGGCACGTTCTGGCGCTCGCGCTGGGTGGCCGGACGGTCGCCGAGTGGAAGGCTGCCATGAGCGACCACGAATTCCAGCGCTGGGCCGACTTCTACCAACAATGGCCGTTCGATGACTACCACAGGTTCTATCGACCAGCGGCACTGGTGGCCGGTGCCATGTCGTCGGGCGATGACCCGGAAGCCACGATACGGCACCGCCTTGAATGGCTGCAGCCGAGTAGCGACGTGAAGCCAAAACACACCCAGGCCGATATCGACCTCTTCCGCGCAGCGGGGCGCCGAGTATGAGCATTGGAACAATTACCGTCGATCTTCTCGCGAAGACCGGAAGCTTTGAGACGGACGTCAACCGTGCCGCGAAGCTCGCCGAGAAGCGTGCCAAGGAGATCGACGCAGCGTTCGCACGCCTGGGCGTCGGCATTGGTCTCGGACTCACTGCTGCCGGCGGCGCAGCCGTACTGATCGGAAAGAATGCAATCGACCAGTTGGCGGCGCTTGATGATGCAGCCCAAAAGACCGGGGCTTCAGTGGAGAACCTGTCGAAGATCCAGCAGTCGACGATGGCGTTCAACCACAACTTTGATGAAGTGGATAGCGCCATCAGTCGCCTCGCAAAGGGAATGGCGACTGTCGACGACGAGTCGAACAAGACCAACAAGGCGCTAGCCGCACTGGGCGTTTCGGCAAAGGATGCGGGTGGAAGCCTCCGCGACCCGGCGCAGGTGCTGATCGACGTCGCCAAGAGTCTTCAGAACTATCAGGACGGTGCGGCCAAAACCGCTCTCGTCACGGATCTGTTCGGGAAGTCTGGCGCGAATTTGCTGCCGGTCCTGAACGACATGGCCGACAGCGTAGACGGCTTCACCGGAGCGACCAAGGAGTCTGCTGCTGAGGCTGCGGCGTTCCAGGACAACGTTAGCAAGCTGACGGGACAACTGAAAACGCTTGCCCAGGAGATCGCGAGCGATGTGCTGCCGACGCTCAACAGCTTCTTCGATACTCTTCAGAACATTCGGAAGACGTCGTTGACAGGTTGGCTTGTGTCGGACGGTGCTGAAAACGATGATCCTGGCAAGCGCTTGCGGGAGATTGGAGCTCAGCTCGACACGCTGCGAGAGCAACGCGACGCACTCGACCCGTCCAAAGGTGCCCGTAACAAGGTCAACGAGTTCCTTTTTGGCGATTTTCGATCGGTCACAGCACAGATCACACTGCTGGAGAAGCAGCAGTCGTATTTGAAGGCTCGACAGCAAACGTTGGCGCTCGCCAATGTGGGAGGCCCTGATCAGTTAGATCGCAAAGTCAATGGCGCAAAGCCTGTTCTCGACTATACGACTGGTCGAGAGAAAGGGACGAAGGAAGCGAAGGACAAGAAGAGCGAGGCTGATCGCTACATCGAGAGTTTGCAAAAGCAGGTCATTACGGTTCAGACGCTGACGAGTGCAGAGGAAGCCTTGGCGATGATCCAGTCGGGGCGCCTCGGCACGGTCACGCAGGCACAGAAGGACCAAATTCTGACGGCCGCAACGCTTGTCGACCTTGCGAAGGATGGTGTCGAGCAAGAGAAGCAACGCCAGGATCTGATCGCTAAGGGTAAAAAGGTCTACGAGGACACCCTCTCTCCGTTTGAGCGGATGCAGCAGGATTACCAGGAGTTGAACACGCTTCTGCAGGGCGGCTACATCGACGCGCAGACGTATGAGCGCGCTATCACGCAGGTGCAGAAGAAGTTCGACGAGCTGACAGATAAGTCCAAGGACGCACAGAACGAGCTCGATGAGTTCGCCAAAAGTGCGGCCCAGAACATCCAGTCTTCGTTCGCCGAGTTCCTGTTTGATCCGTTCAAGGACGGCCTGGACGGGATGCTGAAGGGGTTCCTGGACTTCCTGCGCCGAGCAGTGGCCAATGCCGCTGCCGCAAACTTGTCGCAGGCGCTTTTTGGCGGACTGACGGGCGGTGGAATCGGCGGTGGTCTGTTGGGTTCCGCTTTCACGGCCGTTCTTGGCGCCTACGGAGACGCCACCGGTACAACCGTCGGCGGCGTCTACGGCCCCGAGACGCAGGCTGGTTTGGACGATCTCATTTCCAAGGTAAGCATGCGTGCCGGCGGCGGCCCCGTTGCGGCTGGACAGCCATATATCGTGGGCGAGAAGCGGGCCGAACTGTTCGTCCCCAACACGTCTGGAACGATCCTGCCATCCGTGCCAAGCGGTGGTGGCATCTCCGTGAGCGTAGTCACGAATGTGGACAACTCGGGAAACTCCGCCTCTCAAACGAGCGGCGATTCGGATCGGACTGGAAAGCAGCTTTCGCAAGCGATTCGCTCTGCTGTGGTGGATGAGCTATCGCGCCAGCAGCGGCAGGGTGGTCTTCTGTGGCGCGCTCGTAACGGAGGCGGGTAATGGCGGCGGAAACGTTCGATTTCTGCGTCAAGGTCGGTTCTTCTGGAACAACCAACTTCCGTACTCGTAAGGCTCAGTTCGGTGACGGATATGAGCAGCGCGTGGGCGATGGCCTGAACACTTCGATCCAGTCCTGGTCGGTGAATAGCACCAACACCAAGGAAAAGCTCCAACCGCTCAAGGATTTCCTCGATCGGCACAGCGGCTACAAGTCGTTCTACTGGACGCCTCCAATGGGCGTCGAGGGCCTGTACTACTGCGAGACCTACACGCTTTCCGGTGAGGGCAACAAGGTCTTTTCGATCAGCGCCACGCTCCAACAAACATTCGCCCCATAAATGGCTAAGCAAATCATCGAACTCGGTACCGCTCCTAAGGGGACCGACGGCGACACTACCCGGTCAGGGTTCACGAAGGTAAATTCGAATTTCGACGAACTCTATGCGCGCGCGCAGAGCAAGCTGGAGAAGGACGTCGGCGGTGCGGCGGGAATCATAGCTCTGACGGACGCCGAGGCACTTTCTGGAATCATCGATTTCACCGGAGCGCTGACCGGCGCGCGCGTGGTAACAGTTCCTCCGGAACCGGCGCAATCGTATGTTCTCAGGAACAGCACAACGGGCAGCTTTTCACTGACGTTCAAAACGTCATCTGGTTCGGGCGTTATCGTGAAGTCAGGGGCATCGGCCATCGTCTACTCGGACGGCACCAACATTGTGGATCCGTTCGGGGCTTCGGTAACGTCACTTCAGGCAGGGATCGACGCTGCAAATGCTTCCATCGCAACGACAAATTCGAATCTGGCCGACACCAACGCGAATGTGGCTACGAAGATGCCGCTTGCTGGCGGGGGCTTCACCGGGTTAGTGCGTTATGGGACGACGAGCAGCACGCCCGGGATTGGGGAGTCAACCTATGGTGTGGCAATAGACTCTGCGACAGGATATATCGCGTGCTCGCGCAGCGTCGCGGCTTACAGCCTATACGTCAACAATGCCACTGGCACGTTGGTCTACTTCGGGAATACAGCCGGCCAGAAGGGCTCCATCACGACGAATGGTTCGTCGACGGCATACAACACCACATCAGATTACCGGCTCAAGGAGAATGTGGTGCCGCTCTCCGGAGCGCTCGACCGCCTTGGCGCAATGCGCCCAGTCCGCTTCAATTTCATCGTCGACCCAGCGAAGCAGGTCGTGGACGGATTTATTGCTCATGAACTTGCACAGGTCGTGCCAGAGGCGGTTTTTGGGGTGAAGGATGCGGTCGAACACGAGCCCGTATATCGCGAAGGCTACGATCCGGCCGATATCCAGCCGGAGGACGTCATCGAAGTAAAGGAGGTGGTCGTGCCGCAGGCGGTCGACTACTCGAAGGTGACTCCACTTTTGGCAGCGGCGATCTTGGAGTTGTGGGGAATTGTGAAAGGCAACGCGGGAGCGTAACACGATGCCGATCATCGCTGACATTCAGACGCTCGAGCCTGGCTCACTGGTTGAGCTGTTTGAACTTAACGCTACTGAACAGCACGGAGACCTACTAAGGTTTCACGGCCATCTACAAATCGGTCCGATCTGGTGGCAGGGGAACGAATACTCAGCGTGGCCGATCGAGGTCGAGGGCTTCGCCCGCACCGGGGACGCGCAGCAGCCAACGCCGACGCTTACCGTGGGCAACATTGACGGTTCGATTACGGCAATGTGCCTCTACCTCGACGACATGGTCGGGGCCAAACTGACTCGCATGCGCACGCTGGGTCAGTACCTGGATGCGGCGAATTTCCCAGACGGGAATCCTACAGCCGATCCGGATGAGCAGCTTGCGCCAGAGCTCTGGTACATCAACCAGAAGACGGAGGAGACGAACGAGTCGGTGACCTTTGAGCTCGCCAGCGCGCTCGACTTCAATGGCGAGCAGTTGCCTCGGCGCCAGATCGTCGCCAACGTTTGCATCTGGCTGACCATCGGCGGGTATCGCGGCCCGTACTGCGGCTATACCGGCGCCGCATACTTTGATAAGAACGACAACCCGGTAGCCGATCCGTCGCTGGATAAGTGCGGCGGCCGAGTGTCGTCGTGCAAGTGCCGATTCGGCGAGAACAATGAACTGCCGTATGGCGGATTCCCCGCCGCCGACTTGGTGAGGACATCCTGATGGACCCGCGCACGTTGGACGCCATTCGGGCCCACGCTGAGGAAGACTACCCAAGAGAGGCCTGCGGTCTGCTGGTCATTGCCAAGGGGCGTGAGCGATACGTGCGATGCAGGAATCTCGCGCAAGGCACCGAACATTTCGTGATGTCCCCGGAGGATTACGCGGCGGCCGAGGAAATCGGCGACGTCGTAGCGGTGGTTCACTCGCATCCGGATGCTCCGGCAGCGCCAAGCGAGGCCGATCTGGTGAGCTGTGAAGCGACGGGAATGCCCTGGCATATCTTGTCGTGGCCGGAGGACGACTTTCGCTCGATCGAGCCGACAGGGTACGTGGCACCGCTCGTCGGGCGCACGTTCGCCCACGGGGTGCTGGACTGCTGGTCGCTTGTGCGGGACTTCTACGCGCGCGAGCTCAAGATCGATTTGCCGGACTTCCCACGGCGAGACGATTGGTGGGCGAAAGGGGAGAACCTCTACATGGAGGGGTACCCGAAAGCTGGTTTCATGCACCTGAATCAGGACACTCCCGAGAAGATCGGGGATGTGATCTTGATGCAGCGCCGCGCGGATGTGCCGAATCACGCCGGCGTCTATCTGGGTGACGGCTTGATGCTTCACCACATGCACGGCCGGCTTTCAACGCGAGAAGTGTACGGCGGGTATTGGCGGGAGATCACCCGCTGCGTTCTGAGGCATAAAGCCCTGATGGTTTAGACTCTCGTCGTGAGTCAACTGACGGAGTCAAATATGTTTCGCACTACGTTGGCATTTGGTCTGGGGCTTTCGCTCATTTTGGCTGGATGCACGACTGGAATGTCGGGGCAGCAAATCCGCGCGCAGCGAGCGGAAGTGTTCAAGGGCCCCGCGCCCATCAATGAGGTTCAGGCATGTTTGGCTGATCGTCTCGGCTCCGAGGCGAACGTCACCACATACCCTGCCGGCGCCGTGTCTGAGATCGCTGTGGGGCGTACATCCACGCTCGGCGAATTCGGTTACGCGTATCTCGTATCACTATCGAAGACTGCTGATGGCACGCAGGTAACCTTGCGAAGCGCTGGGATCTGGTTCCCCCATATGCCGGAAGACCGATTGCGCTCCGAAGTCAGGCAGTGCCTCAAAACTTAACCTTGACCCGCTTAGGCGGGTTTTTTTATGGGCGCCACAATGGAAAAGGTGAGAACGGTCAGGCTGTATGGAAAGCTCGGTGCGAAGTTTGGGAGATCGTTCCGCTTGGCCGTTTCTTCGCCCGCGGAGGCTATTCGCGCACTGGCATGTCAATTAAAGGGATTCGAGCGTCACTTGTGGGAAAGCAAGGAGCAAGGTGTGGCATATGCGGTTTTCGTCGGCGCGCGCAATCTACGTGAAGATGAACTGGTGCTTCCTCCGGGCAACGACGATATCAGGATTGCCCCGATCATTGCTGGCGCTAAGCGCGGTGGCCTGTTTCAACTGGTTCTTGGGGCAGCGCTCCTCGGCTTGGCATTCTGGAATCCGTCGTTCCTTGCAGCGAAGGGGCTTTTTCCCGCCGGTTCTCTTGGCCTTATGGGTGCTTCGATGGCTCTTGGAGGTGTCGTTCAATTGCTATCGCCGCAGCCGGCTGGACTTTCTGTGAAAGACAGCCCTGACAACGGTGCGAATTACAACTTCAACGGTCCCGTGAATACCCAAGCGCAGGGCAACCCAGTCCCCGTGCTGTACGGCCGAATGATCGTCGGCGGCGCTGTCGTTTCTGCTGGCATCTACGCCGAAGACCAGGCGTAAGGCTTCTCAACTCATATTGAACCCCGCTCCGAGCGGGGTTTTTGCATTTCTGGAGCTCATGAAATACATCGTCGGTTATGGCGGGGGAGGCGGCAAAGGGGGCGGCGATAGCCGTACGCCTACTGAGAGCCCAGATAGCCTGCACTCGATCGCGTACGCGAAGGTATTGGACGCCGTCTCTGAGGGCGATGTGGTGGGGCTGGTCAACGGCCTGCAAAGTGTCTATCTCGATGGCACGCCAATCCTGAACCCCGACGGCACGGCGAATTTCCAGAATGTAAGTGTCGACGTTCGTACCGGCACACAAGACCAGGCATACATCCCCGGATTCCCGGCGGTCGAGAGCGAAGCGACGGTCGGCGTTACCCTGACATCGGCGGTGCCCTGGGTCCGCGCGATCAGCAATACGCAGTTGTCCGCAGTCCGGATCACTATGGCCGTGCCTGCGTTGTCTCAAGCCAATACGAGCAACGGCGACATCACTGGCTACCGCGTCGAGTATGCGATTGATCTCGCGACCAGTGGCGGGGCGTTTCAGGAGGTGCTTTCGTCTGCATTCGATGGCAAAACGACGTCGACCTATGAGCGGAGCCACCGGATCAATCTTCCGGCATCTTCGTCGGGCTGGACGATTCGAGTGCGCCGCATCACGCCGAACGCAAACAGCAGCACGATAGCCGATACGACGAACATCGAGAGCATTGCGGAAATTATCGACGCGAAGCTCCGATATCCGAATACGGCGCTCGTCGGGATTCAGGTCGACGCGCGGCAGTTCAAGAGCATTCCGACTCGGTCTTTCGACATGAAGGGGCGCATCATTCGTGTCCCGTCAAACTACGACCCAGCCTCGCGCTCCTATAGTGGCACGTGGGACGGTACGTTCAAGTCGGCATGGTCGGACAACCCCGCGTGGGTGTTTTATGACCTGGTGCTTCATCCGCGATACGGCCTGGGCCACCGTGTGAATGCTGCTCAGGTCGACAAGTGGTCGCTCTATCAGATCGGCCAGTATTGCGACGAACTGGTCGACGACGGTAATGGTGGGCGAGAGCCTCGCTTTGCCTGCAATTGCTACCTGCAATCGCGAGCCGACGCCTACAAAGTCCTGCAGGATCTGGCGACCATATTCCGCGGCATGGCCTACTGGGCAAACGGCAACGTCGTGGCTGTGGCCGATATGCCCGGAGATCCGGTCTACAGCTTCACCAACGCGAACGTCATCAACGGGAAGTTCACTTACACCGGCACGAGCTGGAAGGCGCGGAAGACCGTCGCTCTCGTGACGTGGAATGATCCGAGCGACTTCTACAAGGCGAAGGTCGAGTACGTCGAAGACCAGGACGGCATCTCGCGCTATGGCGTTCAGCAGACGGAAACGACGGCGTTTGGCTGCGCCAGCCAAGGGCAGGCCCAACGCGTCGGGCATTGGACGCTGCTGAGCAGCCGCCTTGAGACGGAGTCGGTTTCGTTCTCCGTGGGCCTCGAGGAAGCGATGGTGTCGCCGGGCAGCGTGGTGAGCGTCGCAGACGCATCGCGCGCTGGCCGCCGGATCGGTGGCCGCGTCAGGTCTGCTGCTGGGCCGACGGTTGTTCTCGACAAGGTCGAACAGATCGCCGTCGGCGACACGCTGACGGTAATCCTCCCGAGTGGCGCCAGGCAGAGTCGAACGGTTCAATCCGTGGAGGGAAACGCCGTAACGGTGACCGCGAACTGGACCGAGGCCGTACAGTCTCAAGCCATCTGGGTTTCGGAAAGCGCTCAACTGAAGACGCAGCTGTTCCGGGTGCTCAGCATCTCGCAAGGCGACGGGCTGCAGTGGGACGTTTCGGCGATCCAGCACAACCCGGACAAGTATGCCGCCATCGATAGCGGAACACGCCTACAGCAGCGCCCCATCAGCGTCATTCCGCCCTCGGTGCAGCCGCCAGCGAAGGACGTTCTTTGGGACTCGTATTCGGTCATCGCGCAGGGGATCGCCTCGACAACCGGCGTCATCAAATGGACGCCGGCCGACAAGGCTATCGCCTACGAGGTCGAGTGGCGCCGCGACAATGGCGAATGGGTGAAGGCCGGCCGTACCGGCTCGCAGAGCCTTGAAGTGCCGAATCTGTATGCGGGAACGTATGTAGCGCGGGTGACCGCGTTGAACGCGCTCGACGTGCCGTCCATCCCGGCATATTCGCCGGAGACCGTCCTGAGCGGGAAGACGTCACCGCCACCGACGGTGACGAGCTTGCTGGCTACCGGGATCGTCTTCGGCATTCAGATCAACTGGGGATTTCCTACTGGTCCGCTCGACGTGGAGCGAACCGAGGTCTGGTACAGCCAAACTGACGACCGTGCCAGCGCGATCAAGCTCGCTGACTTCGCGTTCCCGCAGAACACCCACACGATGATGGGGCTTGCCGCGGGCGCGACCTTCTTTTTTTGGGCGCGCCTGATCGACAAGTCGGGCAACGTCGGGTCGTGGTATCCGGCGACCAACGGTGTGATGGGGCAGGCAAGTGCAAATGCCGACGACATTCTCGAATATCTGAACGGGAAAATCGGCGAGACGCAGCTTTCCCAGGATCTGCTGGAGGCGATCGCCACGATCCAGCCGCCGTTCGCCGGCAGCGAGGAAGACTATGCCGGCTCGGTCAACATCTACGCCGGCATCCTGTCGGTGCAATCGCTGATCCAGGATGGCGATCGAGCAGTCGCTCAGCAGGTGACGACGCTGCAGGCGACCGTCGGCGAGAACACAGCGCTTGTGCAGACGAATGCCCAGGCGCTGGCCAGCCTGGACGGCAAAGTGTCTGCTTCGTACCAGATGAAGGTGGGCGTGACGTCCGGCGGGAAGTATTACGGCGCGGGGATCGGCATCGGAGTGAGCAATGAGACGGGGCCGGTGCAGTCGCAGATCCTGTTTCTCGCAGATCGATTCGCCTTTCTCAACACGGCGAACGATCAGGTGAGCACGCCCTTCGTGATCCAGAACGGCCAGACGTTCATCAGCCAGGCATTCATCGGCAACGGCTGGATCACCAATGCCATGATCGGCGACTACATCCAGTCCAACAACTATCAGGCCGGAGTGAGCGGGTGGCGCCTGGACAAGTCGGGAACGCTGTATATGAACGGCGGGGCCAGCGGGCAGGGACGTGTTGTTCTCTCGCCCAACGGAATCAGCGTCTATGACGCGAACAACGTGCTGCGCGTGCGCCTGGGGTTGCTCTAATGGTCGCCGGGCTCCAGCTATTCGATCCGGCGGGAAATGAGATCCTCAATCCTTTCAGCCGAGTCGGGCGCGTGCTTGGATCGGTGTACGTCAATGGCACGAGCGGCAGTCTTCAAAACGACGGATTGCTCACCGGGGAGCCGTTCGCGTCGTTTCACCTTCAGCAACTGTTTTACGACGTGCGGGCGTACCGCAGATTTCCCCGAATCTCTGTCTCAGGCAATACGCTTTCCTGGTACTACCCGGCCCCTCAAGGCACGCAGGTGACCATGGCGGGATATATCGTCTTTGGAGTTCGCTGATGACATACGGGTTTCAGTCGATCAGCGACGCTGGCGTATTCCAAATTGACGGCGAGTCGACGAACTACTGCCTGTCCAAAAAGGGCGTGGCGACCTTGGTTCAGCAGAGCCTCTACCTCGGTGCCTCGGGGCGGGTGACGTGTATGCCACATGCTACGTGGCGGACATTGCCTATTCCGCGACCAATCCGCTTTTCGTCATGGAGAACACGAATGGCATCCCCGTCGTGGTCATCTCGACGACCAATACGGGAGGCAACTCGTGGGTGACGCGCGTCATGGCGCTTTCGCCGGTGTCGATCAATTATTTCGTGTTTTCGTCGGATGTCTTGATTGACGGGTCCGAACTACTCGTCGTCTACAACTCGGCAGGGCAGCCTGTTGCGACGTCGAGCATGCGATACCCACTGATCAAACAGGTGATCGCGGGAAACGTGATCGGCGCGGGCCCCGATTATGGGCAGTACGACTACGGCGCGGCGACGAGCTTTTCCGCTTCGTTCTCGCCTGGCGGCGGACGCATCGGGGTGGGTGCGATACGCACGCCATCAACGCAGTTCAACGGGAGTCTGTTGTCGGGCGAATGGCGCGGAAACATCGGCCTCGGTGGCTGGATGTCCGGGGCGGGCGTGGCCACATTCTCGACGTTCAATTGGCGATTCGGCCCCAGCTCACCCAATCCTCCAAATTTCCAATACGACTATCAGTCGGCTCTCGACTACGGGGGCATTCTGATAGACGTGAGCAACCTTTGACCATGGCCGCCTTCGGGCGGTTTTTTCATTTCACCATGATGCCAGCACCGAACTTTGCTGGCCTACGCCGAAGCCCGATACAGCAGGTTTATCAATAACTTAGGCGAGTTCATCATATGCCGGTGCTTTCTGAAACTTGACCCGGCTTCCTTCCTCATGGCTCCCATGTGGCCCCTGGAAACCGGGTCTTTCCGAGGAGTTATCGTGGCAAAAATCAAGCTCACCAAGTCCGCCGTGGATGCGGCACAACCCCAGGCGCAAGCCGTCGAACTCCGGGACACACTGGTGCCCGGCTTCCTGTGCAAGATTACACCGGCGGGCCGCAAGGTGTTCATGCTCCAGTACCGCACGAATGCCGGCGAGCGCCGCAAGCCCGCCCTGGGCCTGTACGGGGAACTGACCGTCGAGCAGGCCCGCTCGCTGGCCCAGGAATGGCTGGCCGAGGTGCGCCGGGGCGGCGATCCCGGTGCCGCCAAGGCCGAGGCACGCAAGGCCCCCACCGTTGCCGAGCTGTGCGTGAAGTTCATGGAGGACCACTCCAAGCTGCGCAACAAGTCGAGCACCCGTCGGGGCTATCAGGGCGTCATCGACCGCTGCATCGTCCCATTCCTTGGCCGCATCAAGGTTCAGGACGTGAAGCGCCCGGACGTGGCCGGGGCGATGAAGAAGATGGCGCACAAGCCCGCCGAAGCGAACCGCGCTTTCAGCGTGATGCGCAAGATGTTTAACTTGGCCGAGGTCTGGGGCTATCGGCCGGACGGCACCAACCCGTGCCGTCACGTTCCGGTCTACCCCGACGGCAAGGCCACCCATCTCATCAGTGACGAGGACATGGGCAAGCTGTTCCGGCACCTTGACTCCATCGAGGCCGAGGGCCTGGAGAACTACGTCATCCCGCTGGCGATCCGCCTGCAATTCGAGTTTGCCGGGCGGCGCTCCGAAATCATCGCGCTGGAATGGGCTTGGGTGGATCTGGACAACCGCCGCGTGGTTTGGCCCGACAGCAAGACCGGCGGCATGTCCAAGCCCTTGAGCGAGGAAGCCTACCGGCTGCTGTCCACCGCGCCCCGCCGGGACGGCTGCCCCTACGTGCTGCCGTCCCCGAACGACCCGGCCAAGCATCTCACTGAGGGCGAGTATTACGGTGCCTGGTGCCGCATCCTCAAGGCGGCGGGTGCCACGCACGTGGGCACGCACGGCATCCGCCACCGTTCGGCCACCGACATCGCCAATTCGGGCATTCCGGTGAAGGTGGGCATGGCGCTGACGGCGCACAAGACCGTGGCGATGTTCATGCGCTACGTCCACACCGAGGATGACCCGGTGCGCAAGGCCGCCGAACTGGTGGCGAATCGGCGCCAGGCCATCACGGGCGCCCGGCGCAGCGCGCCGGCCGAGGCAGCAACCGCCTGA